AATTTCTATACCAAATGGGACGGCAGCGATGCGTATAATGATCCGGCCACCGGCAAAGCACGTCTTGATACGCTGTTCTATGATGAGGACTACAATCAGGGGAGATACTTTGATGATACCTACACTCTCCAATCTTATGCTGGAGATGTCAACAAAGGAGCGTGCGACTCTCAGACTATCTATTTCGTTCCACGAAACGAGATATTTGCTGGCAATAAAACTGTCGTACTTCCCAACATCCGAGAGCTGAATTTCAGCATTAACACGGCCATTGCTTATTCATCCTTGACTGTCGGCTACGATAAACAAGAATACGAGGCTGAGTGTGGCCGTGATGAGTGGAATTTCTCTGCACAATATACTACCGGTGTTGATAAGTTCGAGAAGAAACTTTCACTTATCAGCAAATACCGCGCCGACTGCTACGGCTTTGAGTTTCTTTCTCAGGAACGTTCAAAAGACACAACGGATAACAAGAGTGACAACACTGTATTTTTCATTCATTGTAAAACAAATGAAGAGGAACAAACTGATTCGTCATCAGATTCTCGTGGAGATGGAGATGATGAGGGTTCGACCATAGTGACTCGTTCATTGATATGCGATCGCTCGGCTACTATTGTAGGTGCGCTCACCGACACAGTTTTCAACGGCGAGTATGCCCCCTATCTCTGCGCCAAAGCCAATGCCGCTTATATCGCTGCCGCTATGTGTCCGATGACCCTCAAATTCGCGTCTTTTGACGGTAATACGGAAGTCAGCATCGACGGCATCAAGGGTAACGCAGACCTGCAACTGAACGAACAGCTCTTCACGCTTGGTGAGGTTCAGTTCTCATCAGCTGACGTTGATACTAAACTCGACGTGAACGCACTATATGAGGTCCACTCCAACGGCATCACATACCGAGGCTTCCTCAAAGAGGTGTCTTTCAAGTATGCCAAGGCAGAGACGGTTAAGTATAAACTAATCGTAAAGGAGATTGAGCTATGATACTGAGTCCGTTCACACCGTTGTTCTTTCCTTCCGCTAAGGCAGACGGCATAGAGAGTGCCTATATACAGACCTTCGCTCCGACCGATAAAATACTCATCGAACTTATCGGTGAAAAGACATGGTACGGAATAGCCTCTGTTATTGGTATAAATGGTTCTGCATCCTTTCAGATACAATTTAACTTTTGGGATATTACCGAGTCAACTCGGCTCAGGTTCGCGGCACTGTCGCTGTCGCCCGGATTCTATCAAGTGAGCATAATGGGAATAGGGCGCAGCGCGGTGTTCCGCGTAACTGACGATGCCGATATACTCGACAACACGACGCTAATTCAATACTCCAACAAGGATAACCGTAGCCGCCATGATGTCATTTCCTGGATTAACGGGATGCAACATTTCTTTGATTTCAGAGTGCCTGGCGGTTTCAAGGACAGCAATTGGACTTTCGGAGTTGAGAGTGAGCAGTTCGTTACCGAGGACTCGGATATAATCCAACTCTACGGACTTGAGTCCACGCAGATGAAATTCACCCTTGGCACCTCCGAGGGATGCCCTGTATGGTTTGCCGAACTCTTGAACCGTCTGCTCACCTGCGATTATGTCTATTTCGATGGTGTGCGTTTCGCCCGCAAAGAGGCGAGCGTCCCCGAAGCCAATGCAGTTCAGGAAGGGGTAAACTCATTTGTGTTCACACAGAATTTGCAGAAGGTTGTCAACATCGACCCGAAACTTACTCTCGAACATCAGGCAATTATGCGTCGGATAGACAGCACAAACTACCGTGCAGTAAACGAAACAAATAACAGATTAATAAAATAGCGTATGGCATTAACACAAGAACAACAAGTCATCTTCGATGCCGTACTTTCGTCTCTCCGTACCAACTCCAAGACGATAGAGCAGCTGACTCCTCAGACATCGCTCGGCTCTAACGACTGGTTCGAGTTAAACGGGGGCCGCAAAGTATCGTACACTGTTCTGAGAGACCTCATCGCGTCCATGTCATCTTCTGATCAGGACTCGTTGAGAACACTCATCGGAAAGAATGTACTGAAATCGGTATCATTTGATGTGGGAGAAAGTACGGCGACGCTCACTATCAAGTCAGCCGGTACAACCATTTCATGCAACGTGCCGGTTGCTACCTCTGCAAAGGCCGGTATCATCACTGCTTTGGATAAGGTCAAGATTCAGACAGCCTACGACAACGGGCAAACCGCAATCTCCAAAGCCAATGCCGCCCAGGACACCGCCAATGCGGCAAGGACGGCGGCCACCGGCGCCCAAAACACCGCTAATGCGGCCAGCTCTGCGGCAGCAGCAGCTCAAAGTACCGCCAATGCGGCAAAGACTGTAACCGACACCAAAGGCCAACCCGGTGGCCTCGCCACCCTTGACAGCGGCGGCAAGGTTCCGGAATCGCAGTTGCCCGGATATGTCGATGATGTCGTAGAGTTCAATGCTATGGTAAGCGGCGTTACTCCGCAGATGGTATCTTCGATTCATAAATCCACCGATTCCGGGTGCATGGTCGTGTATGATACCGAGAAGAACAGATTCCTTCTCGCCGTAGCGAAACGGACCATTGACACCGCCGAGAACTGGGGTACAGTCATTCGTCCAGTAAGGACTCTCAAAGCACAGAGCGCCGGAGACATCGCGCCCCAAACTACTGTAAGCGGCAATCTCGGCTCCAAGTATCAGCTCGGAGAACTTGCGGGTGAGTTCTGGCAGATTGAAGGCACCACCGGAGAGGCTGTCATCATCGTCGGCCAGTTCACATACTACAATAATTGGCTCGATGCAGACAAGTTCGGAGAGACCGCAACGATTGACGGGCGCACTCCTGACAGCGGCAAGATTTATACCTGCACCTCATCGAACAAAACATACCGCTGGAGCGGTTCTGAACTCGTCACAATCGGGTCCGACCTCGCTCTCGGCCACACTGCATCCACGGCCTTCCCCGGCGATGAGGGAGCAGCTCTCCAGTCCACAGCCAGAGACCTTGAAAATCAAATCTTCGGTGTAAAAATATTGCCCTTTGACGGTATATGGGACGGCACAGGCACCGCGCCCACAAGTGGCATCTACTATTGCCCCAATGATGAGGACGGCGCCGGATTCCGTTGTTTCGGCAACTCTACTTTCGAGCAGAACGGATGGTACGAGGAAATCTACAACTCCGACATGACGGCCAACTCCGACAACATCTATCGTTGCGAGTCTGAGCTGTTCCACCTCGTAGACGGCAAGATGATGCCATTGTCCGGCTCCGCCGTCGGCAACACATTCAACGCCACAGTTGAGATACCTCTGCCCACTGGTGAATACTATTCCGATATAACCGCCGAGACTCAGACTCACAATGTGCTGACCGCCGTATTTGAGCATGGCGTTGCATCTGTCGGTCTGCAAATCACATTCGCCATCGGCCCGCGCACATGGAAATCTTATCAGTACGTCGGAGTGAACGACACTGAGGGCCAGTTCAAGAACATTGACAACTGGATAGACCTCGCAGGCATGAGTGCCGGTTCCGAGGCAGTCATCAATATAGACGAACTGATTCCTCGTGCTGTGGCCGGTTACTACACCAAAGATACCGCAATAGATGCGCTCTTATCCTACATACAGTCATCAGGAATAAACTACTCTAAGGGAGGTCTGATTATCACATTCCGCGTCAGCGAGTACGGATGGGAGACATATCAGTTCACCGGCCAAGACACCGATCTGTCAAGTAAAGAACTGTGGAAATCATTCGGTGGTGGAGGTGCCGTTAAGACTGAGGACGAACCTGCTAACGGCGGTAAAGACGCTTTCAGCACTGGCGGCGCATACGAAATGGCCCAAAACGCTTTTGACCATCTCGAACCCGATCAGGATGCTGACAATTATCTCATCAAGGCGGTAAACAAGAGAGGCGAAGACATGGGCGACCCCATATCTATCCCGAAGAGCAATGGTGGAGGCAGCGTAAGTGGTACCACTCTCTCAATCATTCCTGAAGAGTCATCGGTTTATGCCGCATTCGGCTCCGACATCATACTCCGCGCCGCAATTCGTTCCGTCACCTATGAGGGCGATACAGAAGTTCTTAACATGATTCGCCGCGTTGAAATAGTGGATACCACCTCCGGCATCACGCTCCTGAGCGAGGCGGTCAACCAGAACTCATCGACCTCCGCCACCAATTACTCGTTCACATTCGACTTCACGCCATATTTCAGCGAGGCCGCCGCACGCGATTTCACAATAGTTGCCTACGATGCCGACGGCAACGTGCGCCGTAAGACCGTGACGGTTACTGCTGTCGATGTTACCGTTACTTGTGAGCAGGCGTTGAACTACACCCGAAACTCTCTTGAAGTAGGCGGCAGCGTTAAGAACATCAGCCTCTACAAGTTCCCGAACAATGTCAGCAAGCAGGGCGTGAAAGCCTACACCGAGATATTTATCGGCGGCGAGTGGAAGAGCCTGGGCACGGCAATCATCACCGACAACTACACGCACTCAATATCCATTAACCCCAACAATGTACTTGGGGGCAATGAGAAGATGACCCACGGCTCATATCCCATTCGCTTTTGGGGTGAGGATGTGGCCTCCGGCGTTACCGGCAATAAGTTCTATACTGCCGTGATGTGCGTGGACCCCGAATCCTCCACGCCGATAGTGGCTATGCGATTCAACGACACCAACAACGGCACCATCCGTCTGTATGACACGCTCGTTCTCGAAGTGGCCGCCTATACTCCCGGCAAAAACTCCACCTCGGCCGATGTCTATATCGACGGACAGAAAGCCACGACTCTTGAATGTCAGATAGGCCAGACCTACACCGTCCGCAAGCAGATCAACGGATATGTGGCCGACGGAACCAAGAAAATCAGCTGCTACGCCCGGAGCGCGTCCGTGCAGTCCAAAGCCATCGAGGTCACAGTCCAAGGCTCCGCGATTGCCGCCGCAATCAAGAGTGGCGCACTGTTCGGTTTTGACTTCGCCACGCGCTCCAACGATGAGGCCGACCACACCATCAGCGACGGAAGCTATGTACTGAGCGTTGTCGGCTCCAACTGGTCATCCAACGGATTCCGTCCGTACCTCGGCGAGACAGCCCTGCGAATCGCCGAGAATGTCAAGGCACATCTGCCATACGCGCCTTTCGCATTGTCAGCCACTGAGCGCACCAACGGTATGGCTCTGCAATTCGCCTTTGCAACCAATAACGTAAAGGACAGCGAGGCCAAACTGATGGAGTGCTACGACCCTGACAGTGGCGCTGGATTCTATATCTGCGGTAATAAGATTGTTGTGAACTGTAAGACGGGTACACCAGGCATCATCACGCGCTCGTTCAAGTGCGGAGAGAAGCACACCGTCGGCCTTGTGGTGGAGCCTTCTACCATCAGTCACCTGCGGGGTACCACAGAATACTCCAACATCAAGCTATACATGGACGGCGAGGAAATTGGTACTATCGGCTATGTATCCAACTCTGGTGCAATCCTCAATCAGAAAGAGATAGATTTTGACGGAACCGACGCTGATTTTTACCTCTACTACATGATGGCCTACGACACCTATTACGAGTGGGCCCAGGCTTTCGACAACTATCTCTGCAAACTAACCGATACCGATGCGATGATTGCCGAGTACGATGCAGAGAATGTCCTCGACAATCAGAACCGACCCTCGATGCAGCAACTCAAAGAGAAAGGTTTCCCTTACTATGTAGTTGTCGCATCTCAGGCCACATTTGACAGCTTCGACTCAGACATCAATACATCTACCAAGTTCAACTGCACGCTATTCTACTTCCACCCGACAATGCCGTGGAGGTCGTTCAAGGCTACCAATGTGCAATGGCGCCGTCAGGGTACCACATCGGCCAAGAGGCCCATTAAGAACGATAGATTCTATCTCCGTAAACCTGTCGACAAGGCCAATCCGACAGTCATCACAGCACTCAATCCCGATTACACAAACGCCGACGCACTCAAGACCTACGAACTTTTCGAGCAGAACTATATCCGCGTCGGCCAAAACACCATCCCGGTTGCAATCATCACCGTCAAGGTTGACTACTCAGATTCCTCGATGGCGAACGACTGCGGAGTGTGCGACATGATGAACGCCACGTTCCGTGCCCTCGGCAATAACTATCTCACTCCGGCGCAACGCGCCTTTGACGGCACGTGGAAGAAAGGCGATATAACCGTTACCGGATTGCAGATGAACCACTCCACGGCTAACCATCCCATTGCCGCGTTCCGCGCCACTAACGAGAGCCTGACCGATGCGTGGTTCCACGCTCGCGGTAATTGGAAAGAGGACAAAGGGGAGCAGGTTGCGCTCGGATTCATGGACACGCCCGGATACAACAAGGGGTGTAGGAATTACGGAGACTTCATAGAGTTCTTCGGGAAGGCCACGTTCGATAGCAACGGACACTTCGTAAAGCAGGAAACTCTTGCGGAAATCGTGGCCCGGTTCAAGACCACAGAGGGGCTTGACACATCGAAACTCTATCTGCTCTCGCAGTATTGCGGCCGCGATTACAAATTCATGCGGTACAGCGGCGGCGAGTGGGCAGTGGCTTCTGGCTCAATGAAACAAGTCAACGGTCAATGGGTCATTTCAGGAGATGTCCTGAATCCTGTCAGTGGTTACGAACTCATCACATACGATGGCATGGACTGGTTTATGGGAGTCGGTGGTATCGACGATATGATGGCCCCCACAACCACCGCATCTTCGTGGGTTCAGAAGTTGAGCCTCGGCCAGCCTACCTATCCGGCGTGGACGCAGTATTTCGAGTGCATGATTGACGACGATCAGCTTCAGGAAGACCTTGCAATGGGCCGCAAGGTTCCGTTTGAGTTGTTCAATGTGCTCCAGTTCTGCAACTCGTGCGACTACTCCAAGGAGTCACTTGCCGACACATGGCAAGGCATCTGGAAGCAGAACGCATGGAAATACATGAGCGCACATTCCCTCAATGCCTATTATGCCTTTACTGATTTCCTCGCCGCAGTGGACCAGCAGGCTAAGAACATGCAGCCTATGTTCTTCCTTGAGGACGGTTGCTCCGTTGAGAACGGTGTCTATACCTCATCTTCCGCTATGGAACCCATACGGATGTACGAGAATAAAGTGTACGACTGCGATACCTGCAACGGCAAGGACAACGACGGCGGCAACACCATTCCTGCCGACCTCAACCCCGAAGAGGATGACAAGTGCTACGCCGGTCGTGGCTCTATCCTCTGGAACAATCTGCGCCGTTGCTCAAATCAGGAAATGGTATGCGATGCAAACGGCAACACCCTCACTCTCCCCGGTGTGGTGAACACCATGCGCAACCTCCCCGAAATAGAGGGAGTCGGCGCCGGGCCGTTCTCGCCTCAGGGCGCACTCTACTATTTCGTCAAGAACAGAATTGAGGTGTGGCCGAAAGTGGTCTGCACCTATGACTGCGAGCGCAAATACATCAAGTATTCCGAACTCTACAACGACATCTATTTCTATGCCCTGCACGGCTCAGGCCGTCAGTCGCTCCCAGCGTTCATACAGCAGCGTTGGCGCGTGCGTGACGGCTACTATCAGACCGGCAATTTCAAGGATGCCTCGCACGTCCTCGGCGGTCGTATCGGAGCCAAGACTGGCGCCAAGATTACGTTCAAGGCCGCCAAAGATGGGTATTTCGGTATCGGTAATGACGGTGGCAATGTTACGCAAGGAATGTACCTCAAGGCCGGAGAGACCGGTGAGTTCACACAGTTCCAGCACGGCGACAATGTGCTGCTCTACATCTATCAGGCCGACCAGATGAGTGAGATAGACCTCTCGGAAATCTCGCTTGACCCTAATTTCCAGTTCTCGCAGATGAGATTGGCCGAGAAGATAGTCATCGGCTCACTCAACCACAAGACGAATTGGACGCTGTCGCCCGGCAATACGGGATTTCTCCAGCAGATGAACCTCGGAGAGCTTCCGTTCCTGAAGCATCTTGATGTACGCAACACAGAGATTACGACCATCAACGCCGAGGGTTGCCCGCGACTTGAGAAGGTTCTTGCCTCAGGCTCCGACCTCACCACTATCCGTCTGGCCGAGACCTCACCGCTTGAGACTCTCGAACTGCCTGCAGGCATGACAGAACTCAATCTTGTGAACCTGCCCAAGCTGTCGTATCCCGGTGGCCTGACAATCGCAAGCATGGCCAACGTGAACCGTCTAATGTTGGCCGGATGTCCCGACATAGACCCGATGAGCCTTATCAACGGAATTATATCGGCCTCCAATATCCGTTATCTCCGTCTGCCGGATGTGAACATCATAGCGCCCTCCGCAACGCTCTCTGCTCTGAAAGCGAGTGGAGCCATCGGTCTTGACCCCACAGGCCAGGCTTATGACGAGACCAACAAGTGCTCCGGCGTAACGGGACGATGGATATTCACCGACCTTGTTACTGATGCACAACTCTCTGCGTTCAAGGCGTACTTCCCGGCACTCGACATCCACAACTCGCAGTATTCCACTATCTGCTATTCCGATGTAGAGCCTGACACCGAGAACATCTCCAACATGGATGACAGCACCGGATATCGGTTCAACAATACCTACACCGTACCGGCACACTGGCAGCTTATGGCACAGCGTAGCCATGCTATGAAAGCCGCCCTCAACGCCACTGACGGGAAGATGTACTGTACTCCTATCAGCGACAGTAATTATGCGTTGCTCGCCGACGGATCATCCTATGACCCCTCTGATATGTCAGGAGAGGGGTTTGATGTGATGAAGCACATTCCTAAGCACCATTACAAGGGTATCAATGACTACAAGAACCAGTTGAAATACACTTGTTTCTCAATGTTGTCAACCGAGCCGCTTTCAACCTGCGCACTCAATGCCGACGGCACACTTCGCCGCATCCGCAAGAAGCTCTCTGAAATCCTTGTCAAGGAGCTGTCTGCAATCGTCACTACTGACATAGTGGCCGGAGGCACGTATGCACTTACTGACAATCCCAACATGAATGTCTATGCCATTGATGTTGACGGAATGAAGCAAGTGCGCTGGCCAGGACTGAACAATGCCCAGATAGGCGCAGTTTTCCTCGATGATGACGGCAAAGTCATCTCAAAATACAACATGAGCGTCAGCAACTCGCTCTTTGACTTCACGCTTGGCGATTACATCTTTATTGATGTGCCCAAAGGAGCAAAGAAGTTCGTGTTTACGGCTCCTAAAGGGTTCGACGACCAGGAAGCTATCGTCGTTGACAGTTCTGCTATTGAGGCTATCGAACCCGATTGGGTAGAGGTTGACGAATATCTTCTCGGAGTGTATGGCGGTTCTCTTGATGCGCTGATGAGAATACGTTCCATTAGTGGCGCGGCAGTACGTCGAGGAGATGACAACCACACCACCAATTCAGAGTGGGCGTATGACTCCAACGGCAACCTGACCAACACAACAGTGCCGACATCGACCATGCACTACTCATCGGCAGACCTCATCAACCTTTGCCGTATGCGCGGCGAGGGTTTCCAGGCCGAGGACTATGAGATGAACTGTGACCTTGCACAAATCATCTACGGCATCGTCGGCGATCGCGACATTCAGGCAAAGTGTGGCTACGGGTGTACTTCAGCTTATACGACTGGTGCCAACGGAGCCAATGACTTAGGCAACATTACCCGATTCGGTTCCTCAACCGGACATCTCGGTAATATTCTGTTTGGCATACAGAACTACATCGCATGCTGCTATGAAGCTATGGATGGTGTAGGTATCAACATCTCTACATTCATTGACTGGCGCAAGGGTAAGTACAGCGACAACGACGCATCATTCCCGATTGATGCCAAGTGGCATATCTACAATATGCTTAATGGCACCGAGCGTGTTGTTCAGGGTCTCAACGCCACAGACTATTGTATTGGCAGAACCAAGCATGGCAGATTCTGCGACATGATAGCATCCCGGATTACTACTGATAAAACGCAGTGGAACCAAAACTACACTGACGCGCAATGGTATTCTCACTCCAAAGGCCGTTTGCCCCGGCGCGCCGGCAACAATGCGTTCGCGCACTGCGGTCTCGCGTTCGTCGGTGCGCACAACGCTGCCTCGTACGCGCACGCGAGCCACGGCGTGCGGCTGGCCTTCAGAAAGAAGAACGGAATCGTTATCGTACAAGTCGCCTGACGTTAAACGGAAGAGCGGAAAAGCGACAGAGGGAGAGCCGACCAACGGGAGGCTGCTCCCTCTCCCTTTTTTCTCGCCTAACGGCGAGTCAAGATATTTTGATTTTTCCATGTCCCTGATTTATTGTAATTTTGCACCTAAAAGGTAGAGAACTTCAAAGCCGTTTGCCCCGGCGCGCCGGCAACAATGCGAACGCGAACTACGGTCTCGCGTACGTCAATGCGAACAACGCTGCCTCGAACGCGAACACGAACAACGGCGTGCGGCTGACATTGAGGACTATAATAGAGGCGAATATTCGCCTTTTGTTATATAATCGCCACCCTGCGACTGTCATGTATGACGATGAAAGAGACGAGAGGTTAGAGCCTCGGCAACCCTCGCGCAAGCAGAAAGCCGGAACATAACGAAGAGCCCTGAAGGCTATGGAAATAGAATATCCTCTTGACAATCTTATCACCGAGATTGTCAGCCGGGAGAACTTATACGCAAGTATAGACTATGTAATCGACCATCTCGAATGCAAGCACCAACGCGATAGGTTTCGCCCTGATAAAACTCTTGATGACAACGAGCCCGGAATACGGGAGCGTTGGGAACGCTATTATGCCTGGAGGGAACGGACGTATCAGAAACTGAAGCATGAAATAGAGACCGGTGAGTTTTCCATCACTCGCGCCGATGTTCAGGATATCCATGTCAAAGACGGTCCCAAAGAGAGGGATGTTCAGGCTCCGAATATCGTAAAGCGTTGCGGCATCAACGGTATAATGGTAGTGGTGGAGAAATACACTCGTCCGGCTCTCATTAAGAACACAGCTGCGAGTATCAAAGGACGTGGTATGCACTGGCTCCACCATATCTTAGAAGACGATTTAGTGGCTGCACCTGAAATGAGTCTGTGCTATGGACAGACCGACATAGTGGGATATTATGACAATATCCCCCAAGAGGGTATGAAAGCGACAATCCGCACTTTCATCTCAGACCAAATTCTGCTAAAAATCATAGACCGCTTCATAACCCTGATGCCAAAGGGACTCTCCAAGGGACTGCGTTCCTCACAGTGCCTCGCCAATCTTTACCTCAACCCAGTTCATCATCGTATGCTCCAAGAGGTTCCTCACTATATGCTGTCATATCCTGATGGCACCGTCGAGGTACGTTATCTGTATTACAGCTATTGCGATGATACAGATTTTCTTGCTCCCAATAAGAAAGAGGCGTGGAGACTTATGCACATCTATATGGAGGAGGTGAGTAAACTCGGTTTGCAGGTAAAACCCAATTATGCCGTTCGCCCGATGACCGAAGGTCTCGACTGTCTCGGTTACACTCACTATCGTGATGCCAAGACTGGCCGTGTCTATTCGCTCATACGAAAACGTGTGAAACAGAACGCGGCCCGGAAACTCGCCAAGGTCAAGTCACGGAAGCGGCGCCAGCAGATAATAGGCTCTTTCAAGGGTATGGCGTGCCACGCAGATTGCAAACATTTGTTTTACGTCTTAACACATCATAAAATGAAAAAATTTTCAGAGATGGGAATTGTCTTTACGCCGGCCGACGGCAAGAAGAGGTTCCCCGGCAAAGTCATGCGACTGAGCGCACTCCAGAACAAGAGTCTGGAGATACACGATTACGAGAGCGAGATGCACACTTCGCACGGTGAGGACCGCTACCTCGTTTCTTTTCGAGATACCCAGACCGGCGAGTGGGGCAAGTTCTTCACATCGTCAGAAGAGATGAAAAACATCCTCGATCAAGTGAGCGACCTTGAGGATGGATTTCCATTTGAAACCGTCATCCAAAGTGAGGTATTTGACGGAAACAAAGTGAAATACAAGTTTACCTGATTTTCGGTTTTGAGCGCATTTCGCTCAATCTGCCGTTCTTTGTTGTATATTAGCGGAAAATTCAAAACCGCATGGAAAAGATATACGGAGCAACAGAGCGGCAGGATGGTTTATACTCTATCGGCCGCAACAAATGGGAGCTGTTCTACGGCTTCGGCAAAGACAACCCCGACGATGAGTCCGGCTATAATTGGCGTCAGAAGTTCAAGCAAAAACCGAGCCTCGCCGACATCAGGGCTATAATCAAAGAGACAATCAACAACGAAACGGACCGCAAGATACTTGAGGGCTTCGTCTGGAAAGGTATGCCTGTATGGTTGTCAACCGAGAACCAGTTCAACTACAAGGCCGCGTATGACCTCGCAGTGCAGACCTCCGGCGCCACTTTGCCTGTCAGGTTCAAGTTTGGCACCGATGCGGCCCCGGTATATTATACCTTTGAGAGCATTGAAGATTTCAGCAACTTCTATACTCTCGCAATGGTTCACATAAACACTGTTCTCAACGAGGGATGGGTCGAGAAGGACTTGGCCGACAGCATGACTTTCGGTAGCGATGAGTAATGGTTGCGGATGCTCGTCAGGGCTATTAAAATATATCCGTCCTCCATACGCAAGATACTTCTATGTCGCGTGCTGTATGCACGATGATGACTATGACCGAGGCGGAGATGCCAATGCAAGACGAGTGGCCGACCGTGCTTTGTTCCGTCGATGTTTCCGTCTAATCCATGACCGAGAGACAAGTCCCGGGCGAATGGTTTGGCTCTCACTGAACGCACTGCTGTATTATACGAGTGTTCGCATTTTCGGCAGGCACTTCTTCAATTTCACAAAGTAGATTTAATGGCTCGGCAATGCGCCGGGCCATTTCGCATTTTTAGGAACTACCTATTATAGCGCGTTTTAGACCGATTTTGCATTTTGCAATTTTTGCAATTTGGTCAGGCTCACGACATATCCGATTATTTTTGCGGAAAAAGAATGTCATGAAAATACCCACAGACAAAATCAAGCATGTAGTAGCCTGTTTCCTGGTATCGACCACGGCGGCTGTAATCGAGTCCGTATCCGGGGCAACCTATTGGCAATCATTCATCGCCGGTATGACCGCTGGAGTGGCTATTGGTGTCGGCAAAGAATATGGCGACAAGTGCGCGGTCGGTAATCGGTGGGATTGGTTCGACATTATGGCCGATGCCTTTGGCTCCCTGATAGGCTCTGCTGTCGGGGCTCTTGTTTCACTCGTCTAATTCATCATCATTATGAACAACATATCTGACATCTTCCGCCCCTTGTTCTCCTTGATTGGAGCCGCCGTAGCCATACTTGAACCTACGCTCCCGTACATCCTCATCTGTACGCTGTTAATCCTCGCCGACTGCTATACCGCATGGCAGCTCGGCAAGAGGGTCAGGAAAGCTCATCCCAAGAAAGCCCGGAAGGACGGCCACAAATTCGCATCTTCTCATTTTGGCAAGGTGCTGATCACGTTGATGAAATCGTACTTTCTCGTGATTGTGGCTTACTTCATACAGAAGAACATCACCGACGGCCTTCCAATAGACTTGACTAAGATTGCCGCCGGCGCCATCTGCTTTTGGCAACTTTGGTCTATCCTTGAAAACGAGTCCAGTTGCAACGGTGCCAAGTGGGCCAAAACCCTTCAGAAGATACTCGTTGACAAGACCGAGCGTCATTTCGACATTGACCTTTCCGAACTCGATTCTAAAGAATAAATTATGATTGTACTTATCGACAACGGCCACGGGAGCAACACTCCCGGCAAGTGCAGCCCTGACAAGAGTCTGCGCGAATACCGATGGGCGCGTGAAATTGCCGCCCGTATCGAAAATGTCCTTAAAACCAAAGGCATTGATGCCCGACGCATCGTAACCGAGGAAACAGACGTTCCTCTCGGCACGAGAGCCAACCGCGTCAATGCTATCTGCCGTCAGGTGGGTAAACAGAACGTTATCCTCATCAGCGTACACTCCAATGCCGCCGGTGGCGATGGCAAGTGGAAGAGCGCCGGAGGCTGGTGCGTCTATACAACGCCTGGCAAAACCAAAGCCGATGACCTCGCGACTGAGTTATGGAACGCGGCCCAGTCCGAACTTAAACCGTACGCAGAGCGATTCAAGGTACTCCAGAAAGCAGGGGAGTATGACTCTCGTCAGGTTCCGTTCCGCGCCGACTGGAGCGATGGCGACCCCGACTATGAGGCGAATTTCTACATCATACGGAAGACTATCTGTCCGGCCGTGCTTACTGAATCTCTATTTCAGGACAATCGCTCCGATGTGGAGTTTCTGCTTTCCGAGGCTGGCAAAGCCGCCATTGTCAACCTCCATGTAAACGGCATCATCAACTACCTCAACAAATCTGCCAAATGAAAAGACTTCTGATTTTCCTCATACCTCTGTTGGTGCTGGCATCATGCCACACCAACAAGCAGGCACAGACATTACCGCCCGCGCCTATCGTCCTCAACAACTCCGACAGTGTACGAGTCGAGACCGTCATCAAAACCGAATATGTCCCGGTGAGAGTAGAGGTGCCTGTGCCTCAGCAGTCGGTGAGCAACATCGTATTTGAGACTGACACCAGCCATATAGAGACCGACGTAGCGGTGAGCGACGCATGGATCACGCCGGAAGGAACGCTCTTTCACAATCTCATC